ACAAAAGCCTATGCGGCTTTTTGTGCTTATCGTGATCTTGGGCCTGAGCGTTCAATAGAGAAAGCAGGGCAGATGTTAGACAAACCAAGGTCCAAGAAATGGCTTGGTGAGTGGTCAAGTAAGTACCACTGGGTAGAGCGAGCACGCGCTTATGATGACTATATCGAGATGAAGAAAAGAGCAGAGAAAGAGCGAGCTATATTAGAGATGGCAGAACGTCAGGCACGGATTGCTATGGCATTTCAAGAGAAAATAATAGAGCGATTGCAAAGTATAGATCCGGCAGAATTGACACCATCCGAGCTGGCACGATGGTTTGATGTAGCGGCTAAAATCGAGAGACTAAACCGTGGCGAGCCTACAGAAATTGGCAAGCAAGAAGTAACACTACCGCAGATATTAGAGGTAGAACTTGATGCAGATTGAGAAAGTCAAGCTTCATAAAGGACAAACTCAGGTTTGGAACAGTAAAGCAAAGTATGTAGCTATGATAGCAGGGACTGGTAGTGGCAAGAGCTATATGGGGCCTATTTGGTTATATCGTGAAATACAGAGCGATTCCAAGGGTGCATATCTCGTAGTTTCACCAACTTATCAGATGTTCCAACGCATAGTTCTACCTAAAACTCGCGAGTTTTTTGACAAAATGGTACATGGTGAATATAAAGCAAGCGAGCGGGCATATTATCTACCAACTGGTGGTGTTATCTATTTTGGTAGTGCAGACAATCCGTTCACACTTGAAGGTGTACATGTACGTGCGGCATGGTTAGATGAAGCGGGACAAATGAGACGTGAAGTATGGGAAGTTATCATGAGACGCATAGGATTTTACAATGGACGAGTACTGATAACAACTACACCGTACAACCTTGGGTGGTTGAAGACTGAAATCTACGATAAATGGAAAGCAGGGGACAAAGACTACGATGTTATACAATTCGCAAGCATTATAAATCCTTATTATCCTAAAGAAGAGTTTGAAAGAGCAAAATTGACACTTCCAGAGTGGAAGTTTAAGATGTTTTATCTGGGAGAGTTTGCGAGGCCTGAAGGCTTAGTTTATGAAGATTTCAACCCTGGGCATCATATAGTGGAACCATTCGATATACCAAGTGATTGGAGACGCATAATTGGCGTTGACTTGGGGTATAATAACCCAACAGCGGCGGTATGGTTAGCAGAAAACAATGATGGCGTGCTTTATGCATATAAGGAATATTATGAACGTAACAAACTACCAGAAGAGAGTGGCAGGGACATACTACGGCTAAGTGAAGGTGAGAAAATAGAGAGAGTGTACTGTGATCCTTCAAATCCTGCAGCTATTGAACAGTACCGCAGGATTGGTTTACCAGTTGCACCAGCGGAAAACTCAGTAAAGAATGGGATAGAACAGGTAATATCGCATTTAAAAAGTGATAAATTGTTTATATTTAGAGGGCTTAATAACCTATTAGATGAAATAGAAAACTACAGATGGAAGACGCATGATACAGCGGTGTTAGATGAACCAGTTAAGGAATACGACCACGCAGTAGACGCATTGCGTTATGCTATAACTACATATAAGAAGCAGAGCGTGGTACAATTATGGTAAAGGAGGTATACAATTGGGACTATGGGATAATATAAAATCCTTCTTATTCGGCAAACAAGAAGGGACGGATCAAGTTAGTGGAATGTTCCTTGGACTGTACCCAGGCGGTAGTGGACCACCACCGGCTAAAGGGACGCATGAACTGTTAGAAGCATATAATGAGTTGCCTTGGCTTCGTGCAGTAGTTGATAAAGTTAGCAGAAGCGTAGCAAGTACAGGATGGCATTTGTACGTAGTAACCGACAAAGGTAAAGCTATCAAGGCAGCTAATGTACAATATGCAGATTTTGAAGCACGCAAGAGGTACCTAAAACAGCAAGGCACAATAAGAGAAATAACAGACCACCCCCTGCTTGATTTATTAAATTATGGAAACAGAATAATGACAGGTTTTACTGTAAGACAGTTAGTGCAGATTTATCTCGATTTAGCAGGTGAGGCTTTCTTGCTAAAAGAACGCGATAAAGCGGGGATACCAGTAGCACTTCTTCCTATACCCCCGGACTGGGTAATTTCTATACCAACAGAAGACAGACCATATTATAGGGTATCACATAGAGGATTCAATGAAGAAATACCAGAGCGGGATGTGCTATATATATCAGAGCCTAACCCAGTAGATCCATATGGACGAGGTAGTGGAATGGCACGGTCATTAGCGGATGAATTAGAAACAGACGAGCATGCAGCTAAGCATACAAAAGCTTGGTTTTACAACAGAGCAAGGCCTGACGTTATTATCAGTGCAGAGGGTTTGACACCAGAAGACACGAGACGATTAGAGCAAGACTGGTTAAACAAAAATCAGGGATTTTGGCGTGTTTATAAGCCTTATTTTCTAAGCAAAAAAGTGGACGTGCAGACACTAAACCAGACATTCGAGAATATGCAGCTTGTAGAGCTTAGAAAGTACGAGCGAGACACTATAATCCATGTCTACGGTGTACCACCTGAAATATTGGGCATTATAGAGTCATCTAACAGGTCAACAATTGAAGCAAGCGATTATCTGTTTTCGCGATGGGTAATTCAACCAAGACTAGAATTATTGCGTAGTTATTTACAAGAGCGTTTAGTACCTGAGTTTGACGACAGATTGATATTAGATTATGACAATCCTGTACCTGAAGACAAAGAGTATGCATTGCGTGTAGCACAAGCGGCACCGTGGAGTTTAACAGTGAATGAATGGCGAGAATTAAGCGGACACGGAGCATTAACAGAAGCAAACGGAGATGTTTATCCGTTGCCTTATAATATGTACTTTTCGCAGAACTACGGATATATGCCGCAAGAAGCACCCAAGGGAGACGCAGACATAGAGACCAAGAGTAAGAAGAAAGCTAAGAGCAAGAAGAAGACAAAGGAAGGATTAGAGATGGAAAACAAAGATGCAAAGGAGGAGTTAGACATGGAGAACAAACAAGAGGTAAAGGGGGGAGACGATTAGTGTTTGTAGATTCTAAGAAATTTAAAGAAGCAGAAACAAAGGACAATTTAGCAGTCTACAAGAACTTTACAGTAGAAGAAGTGAAAGAAGTAGAGGATTTAGTGCTTGAATTCGTTATTTCAACAGGTGGAGTTGACAGAGACGCGGACACTATCAATCCTAACGGGTGGAAACTTGACGCATACAACAAGAACCCAGTGGTGCTATTCGCGCATGACTACAACAGTCCACCGGTAGCGGTAGCATTGGCTACATGGGTAGAAGATGGCAAGCTAAAAAGCAGGGCTAAGTTTACACCTAAGGAAGTCTATCCGTTCGGGTATATGATATATCAACTATATAAAAACGGCTTTATGCGGGCAGCATCAGTAGGATTTAACCCGATTAAATGGAAGTATAGCGAGGACAGAGACGGGGGAATTGATTTTGAAGAGCAGGAATTGCTAGAATGGAGTTGTGTACCTGTTCCATCAAATCCGGAGGCTCTGGTAGCAGCAAGTACTAAAGGTATTGATATTGAACCGATGAAGAAATGGGCTAAGCATATTTTAGAGTACGACAAAGGTGCTATAACATATGGGAGAGCCCATCCTGACGGTACACCACTGGCACCAGAAGATGAACCATGGGATGCAGCAAGTGAAGTGGCAGCAGCCTCTGTAGATGACCTCAAAGTCATGTGCGCATGGGTAGATAGTGAAAACCCAGACATCAAGAGCAGTTACAAGTTACCGCATCATAGAGCAAGCGGAGAGCATGCGGTAGTATGGCGTGGTGTAGCAGCAGCTATGGCGGCATTAATGGGTGGACGCGGAGGAGTGGACATACCAGAAGAAGACAGGAAGGCAGTGTACAATCACTTAGCTAAGCATTATGAGGAATTCGGCAAAACACCACCAGACTATGCGATGCTTGACAAAAAGCATGCAAAACTCGACGCAGAAACAACAAAAACTGGTGCAGTTTTAAGCAAAACTAACAAAGAAAAGTTAGAACAAGCACGAGATTTAATTCAAGAAGTACTCGATACGGCAGAAAGAATAGATACGGACGTAGAAGAGGGTATCGATATAGATGTCATAAAAGAATTAGTGAGTGAAGCATTGAAGCGTGAAATACGCAAAATGCAGGGTAAAATAGATTAAAAGGAGGAGGAAGGGAAGAATGGATATTGAAAAACTAAAGAAGACAATCGACGAGATTGTTAGTGAATCGGTCAAGTCGTTAAAAGAACAGCAAACAGATTGGACAACAAAAATTAAAAAGGAGGAGAAAAAAGTGGAAGAAAAACAAGACAAAGGTTTAAGAGTAGCAAGAATTGTAAGAGCTTTAGCTGCATCTAAGGGAGACCATGAGAAAGCAGCATTTTATGCTAAAAAGAATTTTGATGATAG